CCCTGATAATCTGGACGAGGATTAAAGTGATGTACGCAAAAGTTAGGACCGTCAAAAACAGTTTGTTCTCTTGGATGCCAATGGAACATTGTTACGCATAAATTTGTAGTTTGCACACCGTTAAATCGGTCAGCTCCAACATCCCAAGTTTTTTGCCATGTGCCATTTTGTCTTCGTTTTGCCGCCATGCCAATCTGAGTGTTTACTTTGTAGTTAACTTTTGTATTCAGTGTGCATGTACATTGGGCAGCAATAACACCGTAGCCGTTTGCTCCGATTCTGGAAGTTCCTGTGTCTCTCCATGAATTCATATCATTATTTTTATAATTATACGTATCCTGCCACCAAAACCCGTAATCAATATTTGGAAGATCTTCTGATCCCTGCCAGTAATTAAATGTATGAATCTGGTTGCCTACATCTTGCCATTTTTCTAAACCTTGAAGTTCTGTTGCGCCAACGGTTCCTCGCATATCTGAGAACAAATACCTTAGCCCGATTTCCCGCGATTCCTCACCAGTGAAAGGGTTTTGGCTTCCTTGTTGTATTGGCCTTGGCGGATCTTCATTCCAAGCCACATTCCAGCTATGAACCCAATCGTCACCCCAAATTGGTGGCGTTGTGTATCTACCAAGAGATGCAGGCTCTTGATGAAATATTGAATTTGGGTTGGTTAGACTACTGATAGGGTTTAAAAATGAATTTCTATCTAATATATGATATTGATTGTGAATGTTAGTTTGGCTTTTCATTTGTCTGGCCATCGCAGCAGCATGAGAGCCGCGCATAGTGTTTGGCCAAAGCACTGCTCCCCACGGTGTTTTCTGAACTTCCCAATCAGGCGGCGCACCGTCGCCTTGGTTGCCGTCGAAGGGTTTAGTAGGATCTCCAAAAAGACCTCTTTCTGGAACCAAAGCCCCCTTACCATCAAAAATATTCTTTTCAGGTACGGGTGTTTGCCCAGCAAAATATTCAAATATATCAACTAATCTATCGAACAGTCTCGGTGCTTGGGCAACCTCATCAGTCCCTTTTTCTGGCTCGTTCCAGTATGACCGTGGGTTTATTATAAAGTCCTGATTAACATAAGGATGGTACGAAGCAAACAGTTCTTTTTTCATTGGCCTAAATTGAATTCTGCTGGGGTCTCTGGGTTTAAAACCAAAAGCAGAATCTGTACGATCATTTTCATTTGCCAGCCAAGTGCAAGACTCAAATAGCGTTCTAATGCCTAGTTTAATTCCGTCTGGATTCGAATCAGTTCCTATTTGCTTCTTTCTGTAAAAAGGAGCCATGCGATAAACGCTGTATAATGGACTACCATTTTTAGAGCTAATATGAGCTAAAGTGCCTACATCTGCTGGTAAGTGTTGCAAAGTTTTATTAGTTCCCTCAGTATATGTTTCAAACATACTATGAGAAGCCCTGTTGCCAATCCTATCCCACGCATCCCTTGCTGGCATGGGATCGTCTATGCCGTTTGTGGAGAAATACGGCAACATTGGGTCTGTTCTATCAAAAGCCTGAAACGGAGTAGCTTCTGGGTCTCTCTGGTCTATAAAAGGACGGAATGTTTTATTTTCTACTGTTGTGTCAAAAAAGGAAACGAGGCCAGTAGCTAGTGGCGTATTTATTTCTCCGCTAACCCAAGCAAGGATGTTGTAGTCTCGATCTTCATCGAATTTCCCCGGTACTGTATAGCCATCTGGAAAAACAGCTCCGAAGAAATGATTACTATGACAAGCGTTGCGTCCTTCGTCGCCTATATTGCCACCTCTAGGAACTATTTGACCAACAGGATCTGTAAATGCCAATGTTTGATTAATACTCATCGTATTCGAGGGTACACTACGAGAATTATCATCCGTGTTAAAAGAAAACCCTCTTGTTCCAAATATTTCACTATCCATCCAGTCAAATGAGCTAATTTGCCAATACCCATTATCCATTAGAATGTTTTCATACGGCTCGCCCACCGTCGTAAATTGATCACTATAAGTAAACCCCTCTTTTCCACCACCATCCAGATCTACACCGCCGTTTTTAATATCATTTTGGTAGTACAGTAAATGAAATCTTCTCTCGAATGTGTCGGGAAGTATAACCGCCCTTGACTCTCTGCTTTTAAAGAAAAATTCTGAGTTTGTAGCAAATTGCTGAAAAGCCCACTGATTCGCTAGTTGTACGGGTCGCCCCTCAACTTCACCCTCTCCCGGATCGGTAATGTGCCATATACCACCAACTTGGCTAATGTATACTTGGTCTCCACGTTTGTATTGTTTTTTAGGATTAAAATTATATCCAATAACGGTTTGCTTTGTCTGATCTGTTACATCTCTACAATCTTCGTCTGCTGCATATTTTGGCCCCCATTGTTTAGGATTATTATTTTGCATGTATAACGGCAGTACAATACCTGTACCGGGAATAACCTTTTTAGTTAAATTATCTCCATTGATTTGAGCATCTACGTCACCGTCTTCTAGAGAATCAGGATCTGGAATTTGTGCGGCAGATATGCCAGCCGTGGATAATAAATCTCCACTCATAACAACGCCCATTAACTGACTAGTACCGCTCTCATATTTATTTAAATAGGAGTTGTAGTTTAACTTCGTCTCTGCTAATACTTTTTGTTGTGGTTGAGTCTCATCAGAAGTTGTGACTTTTCCATCATTTAGGCTAAAGGTGTTTCTACCAAGTTCGTCTCGGGCAAATTCGGCAACCATGTTCCTAGAAGGGACCACAATAGGTTCTGCTTTAATAGGATCGGGAACTTCGTCCTCTAAATACAACGTCCACTTAACCCACCTTCTTTGTGCGCAAGTAAATTGGCCACCAGCCAGCTGGGTGTTAAACGTTAGCAGGCCACTCCACGAAACACCTCCCTCTTTAGCTGCTTGTATATCGTTGATATATTCATCTAGAGCTGGTAGTGTTTCTCGACCAAAAGTAGGACCACCACCGCCGTAAGGAACCATTCCAGAAAAAGATGCGCTACCTCCGGGGGTTGTAGAGGCAGAATCAATTAAAAACTCATTCATTACGATCATGCTTGTGATTGGCGCATAAAATCCCGGCTCAGAATCTAAAAAAGCATAATCTTGTGCTAGTTTAACTGGGTCGCTAAGAACTTGTTGGTAAACCTGTTTTACTTTGTCAACCCCTTGAATTGCTCCATAACCGTTTCCTCCGGCCTCGAACCAAAGCCCGACTTGGTTTTTTATTACAGACCCTCTAGGCTCAAAAGTGTCAAACCAACCTAGATCAACGTCAAATGAGCGTACATTGCCTTCGTCATCAATTGTTTCTTCTAGCGACCACTCATCCCATTCTTGTAATTCGTATTTTCCAACATTTCGGCCCTGATTTCTCCAGCCACTCCATACTCCCGTGGGTTGCCCTAAAAATTGATTAATATTTGTTATCTCATTATTGTCGCCATCTCTGACGATTCCTCTGTTCACATAATCTCCACGGCCATTGTTATCTCTAGCGCAGAAATAAGCGTACAAAATACCTGTTGTTGTTGAAGCTAAACCAAGTCCTTTCAAATAGTCGTCGTCTGTGACTATAGTATGGGCTGCTGGTTTGCTGAATGGCGTTAATTTTGGGTCTGGCATATCCTTTTCCTTTTATCAAAATTGTTTTGGCGGATCAATTCTTTTGTTCATCGCCTTCAATTGAGAGGTTCTTGTCCCCGCAGCATTGTCTTCTTTGCCAACGGGTTGTTGTACCCCAATTTGCTTACTCCTGCCCGCTTGTGATGCAGGAATACTTCCTCGAACACTATTAGATTGAATATCGGCTAAATTGTCATAAGCGTTGACTCCATCCAAAAAGGCTGCTTCTGGGATTTCACTCATGGCATCACCGGTTTCATTCATGATTTGCATATATTTCTCTGCTGGTCTTCTTCTGGTTTCTTCAATAAACAACTGCTGTCTATTTGCCATGTTAACCAAAGCTTGACCTCCTTGCTTCATAATACCACCAAGCAAATCTGTGCTAGACTGGCCTTTGCCTAAGCCTCTCCTGATGGCATTGTTTGTTCTATCAATAATTTTTTGCCTTTCTCTAGCTACTGTAGATACAGCAAGTTCTTTTTGTTTTTGCAGTTTTCCAAACTGAGGCGTATAAATATCTAATTTTACAGTAGTCGTTACTTCGTTGCCCACGCTCACACTAATAGAAGTTACAAGTGGGCCGCTATTCTCTAGTTCTCTAGCAATAGAGACCCCTGTGGGCGCACCGGCATAAGTAAACGATCCGCGCTCTGTAATCAGTAGTAAGCTATTGGAGAAATCTGCTTGCAGTCTTCCCGCCTCGTTCATAAGTTGATAGCCTGCAAAATTCCAAGGTGCTAAGTTTTCGTCCTTGACAAATTCTACTTTACCGCCTAAATTGCTATAACGAACTCTTTCTTCTTCTGAATTTAACGGTGTAGAAGAAAGCCAAGGTCCGTAACATTTTTCGTAAGACAACAAAGGTATCGCTACCATGCTAGGATACACAGGAGATGGCTGAATCCACTGAATACCTAAATCTCCTTGATTGAATTGTATGCCCTTTAAAGCCTGTCTTTGGATTCTTTGAGCTTCTGTTATATGGTTGTAAGTTAATTGTATGCCGAGATCTCCAGCGTTATTACAGTCAACACTTATTGGCTTGCGCTCTGGAAATCCGGGTTTGGCGAACGCTGGTATCTTAACCACGTCTTGCGTCATAATATTTTTAATGTCAGCAGTATTCATAGCCATCATTGGGCCGTCTGCCCATCTTTGGTCAACTGTCGCCTGTATTCTTCCGGGAACAGTAACTAAAGCGTAAACATGGTTTGAGTCCAAGTTTTGTTTATAGCTATCAATAATAAACCCATTAAGATTAGGATCAAAATATCTTACAAAGTCAGTGTGTGCAGCAACAGTTCCGTCTGCACCACCATTTAGCGGAACGGAAAATACTGGCTCTATTCTGTTTTCTCTTAGAACAAAATCGGGGCAACCGCCAGCATCCAGCGTCTCTTCTATTTCGTATTGAGGCTGACATAAATACATCTCGTATTCTCTAGCGAACACGTTAACAGATAACGATTGTAGTTTTGGCGGCATGTAAAATTCTTCGTCAATTTGACATTTAACGTAGGCTACGGACGCAGGTTGTTTCAAAGCGTTGGCGTCTTCGTCGTCTCTTTCTCCCTTTGTGTTAAAACTTAATTTTTGATCTGCTCTAAGATTTGGTAAAGACTGGATGATGTCGGGTATAATGTCGCCGTAGTCTGTCAATACCTGTTGACTCATATCGCTAGGGTTGACATTGGCAAAGTTTAAATACTGGCTATTATCATATCTAGCATAACAAAATATTCTTCCGTTATCATCCGTAATAGACTCTACGTTCTGCGGGCAAAGCGCGGCCTGTGTAGCCGGAGGAAGGTTACCAAAATCTACTTCACTGTTAAGGGATTCGCCTACTGAAATATTTTGATTGAATAAGGCGAAATTGAAAAACCCACCTTGTGATTCCGGTTTATAGTTAAACTCCCAACTATCTGTAATTGGATTATAGTTTGTTTTTAACGCGCCATTCGAGTAAGTGCCAGCGCTATTGTTTTGACTTCCAAGCGGAGAAGTGCTACCGTCCGCCAGATTAATGTTTTGATTACAATAATGCGTAAACAAATCGTTGGAGCCGAGACCTTGCGCGGCATTACCAACATCGCTTTGCATCTTTGCGTAGTCATTATTAACAGGCTGAGGAGGAAATCCAAACGGACCAGCCGCAATATTGGTAGAACGATTATCGTATGTAGCTATAGTCGGTTGATATCTTAGATTGCAAGATTTTGGGATTTTTACCAAAAACTTCTTTCCTAAGTTTTCTTCAGCTACTTTCTTTACAAACTCGTAAACCTTTTGCGCGTTTTCTAGGCTAATCTTAGCAACTGTTGGCAGGGATTTAATTATAGGATTAGAAGCTACGTCTTGCAACACATCGCTTTGGTAAGCAATTAGGTTTTTACCCTCCTGCAATAACTGAGCTTCTATTTGTTCAAACTCTTTGATTCTCTCTTCTACCTGCTTCTTTATCTCTTGAAGTTTTACATAAGTAGGATCTCGTCTAAGTCTGATACCACCGTTCTTTTGGTCATTGGGGAATTTAATATTATGGTTATCTATGTACTTTTGAATTTTTTTATCAATGTTTCTTCGTTGTCTACTAATACCTTCTGAGTGTATATCTGTATATGTAGATTCGTTATTAAGATTTCTCTCTAAAGCAACGGTGTTTGTAAGCACTCTGGTTTTAGCATTAAGAAGTGCCGTAACACCGCCTTCGGGAATTCCAATTTTTGTCGCGCGTTTGTAATAAAGTGGGTAACCAAACGGGGGAGAACAAGGACTAGCAGGATACCCATCTTCCCCCATGTATGGACGGTCAGAATTCCAAACACATCTAGGCACAGTGACTCCGTATTCTCTACTAGCGGTCGCACCAATCAGTCCTGCGTAGAGCGGGTTATCTTCATCTATACCGGTTTCATTCTGTAAATTGTTTAATACGCTATTGATTTGACCATCTGCAAATTGACCAAGAGCCGCCCAAGTCGCTTGATACGGGTCCATGTCTTGTATATAGGTTTCGTTGTATTTTAGTAAGAAGTTTTTCCATCTATCGTAGGAGATCAACGCGGCTCGCAACTCCATCTCTGTTGCAATGTAATAATTACCAACACCGAAAGCGTTTAGGCTAGTAGCGTCAAGTAAAATTTGCTGGTAAGAACCAAACCCTCTTGGGATACTTACCGCATTATTATCACCTATAAATCCATAGAATGGCAGTATTTGTTGTTTTAGCCCAGTCTCTAAAAGCCATTGCTCTGCTCTCAAGCTATCAACAGCTCCTTGCCCCTGAGAACCACGACGAACCTGTAAGTCGTCTCTGTCTTTATTGTTTTCGAAGTAGTACATTTCTACTTCTTGAGCGCCAACTACGAATTTGTCCGTAACAACATTGGATAACTCAAAGCCGATATCTTTGGTTGTGACATTGTAGCCAGCTTCAGTAATATCTGTAATGTACTTGAGTATAGCTCCATATTCTGGTTGTTTTGTTTTACTGATAGCATCTACTCTAATAATTCCCGCTACCATTTCAGATTCGTTGCCTGTCTTGGCCATTTCTTGGTTCCACTGTTCCAGTTGCTTACAGGCTGGATGATCAATAATCGGTAGCAGCTGAACAAACAATTCATGACTGATAATATCACAAATTTCTTGGGCAAAACTAAGAAGGTCGATTTGGTCAAAGTCCATAAAATACATTTGTGGAATCAAATTTGAGGGCAACCCACCAAAATCAACTACATAATTATAACCACGGAAATTTATCCTGCCACCAAAGCCAGCATCTATATATTCTTGAGGCATACCACCATAATATTCAAACATGGCTACCAAGGCTTGTTCTATTCTGTAAAATGGCATACCTTGAGGGCTGCGTCTGCCATAGCCCTGTCCGGTGATTGGAAAAAATCTGGGCAGATTTGTATTGAAGCCACGTCCCGGAGCTTTGATGTGGGAAGTCTCGCTACCTTCTATTCCGGGGAATATATACTGATCAGTACCTTGATACACAACGGTTCCGTCAGGATTTATGAATTTTCCTAGAATTGATTTAGTTTTTGCTTTTTGATCCAGAAAACGCTGCAACTCATCACCGGGGTCGTACTCTAAAAACCCGTATAAATTAAGTAGATTTTTATTATTAAATGTAGTTCCTTGATAGTTATTAAGTATGATAACAGCGTTTTGTAGTATCTCTCTAGGATCAGTACATGTAATAGAATATCCTTGGCCTTGAACGCTAACATTTTCCACATAGCTTTGCAGCACGCCGCCAAACACCATATGGTCCTTGCCTCGCCATTCTGTTTCTGGGTCGAACAGTGGGCTTTTATCTACAATAGTCCAAGTTGTATCTGTACTTTTCTCTAAGTCTATATAGTTGTAATCAGGCAAAGTAAAGTCATCACTTTTTGGCTCTTCGTATTCTCTAAATCCTTCTGCGTTTAGGGTGTTATAGCCATAGATTTCGTCAAAAGTTCTTCTAAATGCTTGTTCCACGGTTGCTGGATTGGTTCCAAACTTGAAGAAAACTGGACTGCCACATGCAGGAGGTCTGAAAATATCTTGCTCTCCGTTGTGGTAGGCATCGTCTCCTTCGCCAAGACCTGTGCCGTCAGAGTTATTAAACTCATCATCGACCAAATTAACACTGAGTGTTGAGCTGGTATCTCCAAACCCAGCCACCATATTCCAATCTCTGATGCTTGCCCCAAGAAATGTTTGCTGAACAAAGCCTTCATTGCCAAGAGTCCAGCCAGCAGCAGAAAGACTACCATGCCTTCCGTGTTGAAGAACGTTATTTTTAAACCATGAGGTTCCTACTGCGCCAGTTGGTGGAACAATGCTATAATCTGACATCCAAATTATCCTCCAAATCCTGCATTATAATAAGAGTCAAAATTTCCATACCTATCGTATTCTGTTTTACATAGATAAGATGATAGAAATAATATCTCTGTTGGTCTTGTGGGTATGTATCTTTTATGATATATTACCGAGTCCTGCACTCTAAAGTCTGTTGGCTCTCTGGTGTTGGCTGCGCTTGACACTGGAGGACACCCCTCCGGAGGTCTCCTGAATGCCTTGAGCCTATCTCCCAATCCGCTCGGAACATTGCCTGTATAACTAAATTGCCCGTCTAATTCATTGTACTGAAAAATTCCAGATTCGTTGATATCTTCTGTGTTTGGGCCATAGGTGGCGATAACCGTGGTGTCAAAGTTTTGTTGAAAAGGGAAATTGATTCCCGAACCATTGCTAAACTTACGGTCTTGCCTTGTGTCAAAAAAATGAGCTTCACTAGACGGTAAGACACCGCTAAGAGTAACATCCTGCGCCTCTCTGCTTAGTGGTAAATCTGGATCTGTCCATGAATGCGTCATTTATCTAGCTCGTAAGTAAAGGAAACATTAAAGTTATATGTGCCGTCTTTAGGACTCCAATTTTCAGTTGGAGGTGCTACAAAATATTTTCTGATTCCCGGCTCTCCTTGCGGACTTAATTCTTCAAGCAGTGTAGATATTTGAGTAGCTGTTGGCTCTACAATGCTCGGCTTTTTAAGTAGTAATGGGTTTCTCCCTGAGCCATAAGGGATTTTTGTATAATCCATAACTAGACTTAGAGAAATATCTCTTTTATATTCTGTTCTTCCTCCGGCATACTGTAGTATAGGTCCGGTTTCTCTACCAATAACTGGTATTACAGCAAATACATCTCCGGGATAAGTGTCATTTACCGTGATGGTTTCTGTTAAAACGCCAGAAATAATATTGCTCGGCCTATTATTAAAGTCCACGCTATAAGTAATTTCTCCGTTAAACTCGTTAGTAGATACAGAGGTTGAAAGCGGCTGTGAATTAAGAGTAACAGCTACTAAGTTGTCACAGCGTTTGTACACATCAGAAGTGATACCGAATTTACCACTATTAGATACACTGTACCATTTGTCTAACGCTTGCTCATACTGAGTTTTTACGGGTTGCTCGTTTGGAGCATTCTCTCTCATACCCTTAATCGTGCCATCAAGTTTAACACTAACAAACGGATCAGATGTTGAGGTCGAAGTTGATAAATTGTAAGTTTCGGTTGCGCCAGCACCGCTTACTAATATCCAGTTTTCAGATATTCCGTAAGTACCAGCAGCGACATTGATCTGTTCGGTTCTTACAAGATTGTAACCGCCATAAGAATTGGCAAGATCTACAGTCCCTGACCCAACCATTCCAGCGATATTGGGATAAGACGGGTAAGCATTCGCGGGGTCGTTTGCTCCCAATCTTTGTCGAACAAAATCCTTTGCTTGCTGCCATGCGGGTTTTTGTATTTCTCCGTCTTGATTATAAAAAGTTTTTCCGGTAGCTGATAGCGTGTGTGATATTCTGTAAGAGATGGGATTTTCAGGATTCGATCCAATGTCTCCCTCGTTTGCCTCCAGACTCCAATCTTCACTGTAGTCTTCGATAAATTGAGCATTAATTTCTTCTTCATCTAAAAGATTGACTATGCTAATGTTTTCACCATACCCGTTCGAACCACTAGCAACTACACCTTCGTTATCAACAAGAGCATTTTCGTCTGTGTAGCCTCTCATCAGCAAATCAGCTTCAAGAGTGATAGTATATTCACATCTATTTACATATACACCCTCTGTAAAATCCACACTGATAACACGAGGGTTGCACCATACCGTTGCGGGAGCATTGTCAATAATATCAGTAATAATTAACGTTTGCCCATCTTGCGCAAATAAAGCTCTAAGCGCTCGCTGTTTACTCAAAAGAGCAGCTGCGGGACGTAGATCGGCAGATTGCTGTCTGGGCGGTTTTGGTCTTGCAGAAATACCTATATTATCAAAAGCCCCATAAGGGCCAATACCATTGGGACCGGCACCGCCCAAAGGGTTGTTTCCAAAATCTGGATACGGCAAATCAGTCAAGGGGTCAATTGCATAAGGAGTGCCGCGACTTGGCATCAAGGTTCCCGTCAAAACAATACTGTAGGTAGTACCAAAATTACCCTCTTTATTTTTCAATTTTTGTAAGTTGATCTGCACAAAGGGTGTAGGTCTGATAGTACACTCTTGTAGTGGATCGTTCTTGTATCTTACTCTGATCATTAATAACCTCTTAATATAAAGGGCAAATTAGCTACCGTTTGCTCGGGCGCCTGAATGTATAAGTTCATACCACTATCTATGCTATCTTGTCCAATAGTGATCAAATTCATGGTTCCGCTGTTAGTATAAGCCCCAAAAACGTAGTTATTCATACTATTATACACAATTCCACTGGAGTCACCAAGCATATAAAGTGGCAAGCTGCCAGAACCTAATGCTGGTCCTCCCGACATTATCAAAGACATGGTATCATTTAATGATGGAGGATCTTGATTAATATTTAGTACAATACTATGAACATATGGCCTATGGGCTATAAATCCTACAGAAGAAGGATCGTATCCAGAAACCTCTAAGAATACCTCTCCGTCGCTGTTAGAATTTAGCAGTCCCGTAACTTGATAAGTTAAAGAGCCGCCCGTTTCATTTTGTGTCACTCTAGTAAACAGTGTCTGATTTTTATCCATTAGATCTGAGAATACCTTGACATCCATCCAGCCGCCACTATTTGGAATAGCATCCGTTTGCTCTCTCAGCATTGCATCAAATGTGTAAGCAGCACCGGCTTCAGCAATAACTTTTGTTCTGTGTTCTCCACTGGTTGGGAAATGGTGTAGCGGAGAGCCAATAGCTGCCGTATAGTCTGAGTCGCCTCTATAAGCCCTATCTATCGCTACAGCAAATCCAAATCTATCATTGTCTGATCCACTAGCTGTCAGAGGCGGGAAGAAATCTCCCGGCTGAGGAATTCCATTATATTCAGATTCAATTCTCGAACCGTATCCTTCTGCATATAATTTTTGTGCATATACCCATTCTTGCTGTCTAGATCCAATATCGGTCATCTCGTATCTGTAATTAAACACTGCGCCAGCATTTAGAATAAATTGACCGCTATTAATAAATCTTTCGTCCTGTCGAACGCCAGAGTCTCCTAAGTCATAATATTCGTGTAGCGGAATGTCAAACGATGCGTTAAAGGATTTTCTTAGGAAGGCCGAGTTCAGGCCGTTTGGATCAACAACGCCACTATATTTATAATCGTGGAGGGTTTCGAAATCGTGGTTAGGCGCGCCAACCAAAATCATATCACAATCAATTGCTACAGACGCACCGAAGTTATCTGATCTACTTCCGTATCTCTTGGCGTTAAAGATATCTTCGTAATTCGTTGGACCCTTGAAGTAAATTAAATCATCAATAGTTGAACCTGCGGTAATACCCCATTCAGTTATACCAATATTAATACTACTTGGCCTAATTTTAGATTCAATCTCCCAAGGTAGATTCTCTACTACGACATTACTACCGCGACCCGTTTTATTGAACACAAAAGCTGCGCCAGCACCACCGTCCTCAGCGATGAGAACGCCAGACGGATCACCAGTTTGAGTGTAGTACTTGCCAATGTTTGACCACTCTACAATACCGCTCGCGTCATCTTCGGAGTAGAAAGCATTAAACGGTGTTCCAACAACAAGTTTATTATTAGTCAAATCTACAGAATAACCAAACAAGTCACCTAAACATCCAGATCTCTCATAATAAAATTCCAGATCAAGATAATCTTTACCGTTAACTTTCATCAGCTCGGTAATACCGCCCTGAAGTGTTTGATCAAATATGACATCTCTATCTATATCTAAGTTAAGTGGGGTTAGGTAAACATCATAATCACCTAGTCCTAAGTAATCTCCACTATATAGTGGTAACATTCCGCGCTCTGTAAAGCACTGGTCTGCAAAGTCAACCTTAGCCTGAGCTATTGCTACTGGATCGGTAATTTCTTCTGGCCTACTAACAGTTCTAGGATCATAAGTATCTTCTAGATCGGTAAAGTCACTAAGATTGCCCTGTACGCCGGGGCCGTTAAACAGTGGCGTAATCATATTATTATTTAAAGCCCAACCGCTAACTGCGTAGTATTTAGCTGCACTTCCTCGCTCTGGCGCTCTTAGTTTTTGTACAAATTCCCACCATCTTTGACCACCAGCCTGTTTGAAGTTGTTGCCTCCGCCTGCACTATCGTCTGAATTATCTTGCTCTGGAGACAGTGGGTATAGACTTCTAATAAATTCTACATTATCGCCATTGGCAGCTCTGTAATCAGGGCATTGACCTTGCAGCATAGTAGAGTCAGAGACAACAATAATTCTGGAACGTTTCTTGCCAGCCGGGAATGATGAGAAAGTTTCTGGTTGCTCTGCGACTACAACGGGACCATTCTCAACAATATTTGCGCCCAGAGCGTCACAATCACTGGATAAATCTAAGTCGCTGCTCTCTTTGCAGTATCTAGCACTAAGTTCTGAAGTTGGTCTATAGTATCCGGGTATTGTATACTCATATCCGGGGAATGTTAGCCATCTTTCTTCAACTCTAACGTCTACAACAACCAGACCACTAGTCCTAACTGTTGTTACCTCTTCTTCGATTTCAAGAGGACAACCCGACATCGACAAGAATCTTACAGACTCTGGAAGCACGCCCGGATCTAGCTCGGCAGGATTGATGAACTTGTAAGGAGTGAACCATTGCAATCCTAAGTTACCATTTACACGAATATCTTTAGTTACTGTCAATACATTTCTGTAATTATTTGCATCTCTTTGGAACTTGAATTGGCACTTACCTTCATAGTCATTGCCACCAACGCCGCCTCCAAATTCTCCGTTAGGATCTGGATCAAAACTATGCCCTTTGAATTCACCACAAATATCAAACTTGTCAGTAGGCTGTTCGGATACGTAGTTCATAAATACTCTATATCCACTATTAATAATAGCTTGTGAAGATAGCTCTACATTACCATTCACGTCCATCGTCCACTGAGTAATATCTTCTGTGTTATATCGTTCTTCAGTAATTGGATAATCAAACCGCATAAGCTCTTCATAGTCTGCGCCGCCGCTAATAGGTACGAAGCGTTTGCGGTTGACCGCGTTCTCTGTATCAAACTCGCCATCTCTACTAGAGTATAGTAATGTAGACTCATCGCTAAACCACAAGCCCGGAACGTCAGTGTCAGAATTGTACGTATTATTATAAGAGTATCCACCGTTGCACCCAGCAAATACATCTACGCTATTATTAACGATTTGTAATTGAGTTCCGGCAGTTTCTTTGGAGTATGCCCAAGCATCAATAATGTCTTGCTCTCCCAGAGGCTGTACTTGGTCATAGGCAGCTCTTCCGTCCACAACCGAATACAGCTGATTGATTGGATCAAACAGTGGGCCAGAGGTAATACCAAGTCTAGTGCAGAGGTCGGCAACATTCTCAGCAATCTCTTGAGTGTTACTTGGTCTCATAGCATTGTAAGTGATAATTAGTTTTTTCTCGCCATTATCTAGCCATCTTCTGATCCTGTTAATGTCGTCATTAGATGCTTTGCTTGCTGGATGGGCAATCCAAACGTAATCAACCAGATTAGATATATTAGCCGAACCTAAATACTCAACGCCTTCTGTAAAGTTATCGAAAGTTGCAGAGTTTATTTTGGATGCCAGAGTGTGTCCCGGCTGACTAGATCCACCCGGAGGCGAACTGTCTTGGAAGTAAGCGTCCTCTAAAGATAGCCTGCCAGTAAATCCTCCGAGATGTTGTCCGACAGGAATTTTTGTGCAGTCTTTTTGGATAAGGTTGAGATAGAATAAAGTATTCTTATCGTTGTTCCCAGTATTCTGCGTACCTTGTAGACCTCGGCTGGCGTCATCTTCTGACCATTGGGTCGCTATTAAATAAACCTTAGAGTTGTTGTGTGTGTTGTCACTTACTTTTCTTCCCGATTCTACAATCCCCAAAAGTGCATTTGGATAAATTTGTTCGTTGTATCTAGAAACTTCTTGGGTCGTTACTGGCGTACCGGTTGCTTGAAGCAATGAATCTCTAGTATTTAGCGGGTCTGGATCAAAGAAGCCACCCTGAGAGTAGCTAGTAAATTTACCCGCTGGCTCAGAGTTCTCATCTTCCCCGATGCTAAACTGAACATACTCAACCTGATTATCAGCAAAGTTGTAAACTGTCTCACCAACCTCGTAAACAACCCATTCTTTTATTTCCGTATACTCTAGAATTTTTCCGGATGTCGTCGGAACCGTAATGACTTGCTCAGGCACGTATTCTCTAGTTGTTAAAACTGGAACTGGATCAAATCCTGTTCTATCGACAACGATATCTGGCTCGGGCGTGCATCCAGTGTCGAAGTTTCCATATTCAAATGGCCAACTTCTAGCATAAATAACGTCAATTGTTTGACCGTTACTTTCTTTTTGACACTCTTCCAGCCACTGAGCGCGTAAATCACCGCCCTGTTCGTGAGGCATTTCGCATCTCTCGTTGATAACCTGTGGGGGATTTTTACCTTCAGGGCAAGACATATTATTTGTATAGTTAGTTAGACCATATTTAGATATGTCTATACGAATATCTCCAACACCGCTGGCATAATAATTGTTGGCCTGTATTGTAGGACGAGAGCTGTATCTTGGAGTCAAAGCCTTGGTGATGTTTTGATTTTCTCCGTCCACCATTAGGCATTGCTGTAATGATCTTTCTTGAGTCTCTGCGGCGTAGATTCTCATATCTGCGCCTAGCTTGTTAAGTATTTTGTTTACAATAACGTTAGAGTTTTCGTAAAGACCGTTTTCTTCCCATACTGGGTCGTTTCCTACTACTACCAAGTTTCTATCGCCAAGGGCCAACCAGTCTTTGATATTTTGTATAATTTCATCACTAGCAGCATCTAGCTCTGGCGTCATAATGAAAGCCAGCCCAGCGTCTTGAGGAATCTCAATTTCCGAGAAATCCATTCTTCTCCAAGGGTTCACAGCTGGGTCAAAGATACTGTTCCACTGATCGTAGTATCCGGCATCTCTTTCTTGTGGGTGTTGGCTTCTATCAAGGTTTCCGAACCTGCCGAATTCGACAACCCCACTATGTGGGTAGTATTGTCTGGAGCTAAACATTCTAACCGCGCCAGCATAATTGTAAGAAGCCCAAGTTTTTAGTCCAGTACCCCAAACATTAAGGTCTTCAAACTCATTAAACGAATCTGTTGGTGCGCCAAATGCGACATTGTATCCGTCGTCATCGACAGATGTACTCCATCCTAGTCTAGAAGTAGGAGCAAACTTTCCGGCCAAGAATGAGTTAGTTCCAGTATACTGAATGTCTTGGTAGGTGTATTCGTATGTCCAAGCGTACTGCTGAGGCAACTCACTCCAGAAATCCGTGTCATTTCTAAACGCGAATCTTTCAGAAGCCGTCAGAGCATCGTAAGCCCCCTCTTTAGCAGCGACTTCTCCTTGAGAAGAGAGTAAGCTATCATACAGAGTCAGTACTGTCGGGTTGTTGATTACCAGCCAGTCTCTTAGACCATTAAATAACCTGTCTATCTCGCTTTGTGACCTTTCGTAGATTCTACAAGGCGATGTAGTAAAAGGTGAGCCAACTGTTACGATGTCACCATTTTTACTAATAGCCACAGAATGTCCAAATCTATCGGGCCACTGGTAAGGCACAGCTTCTCCAGTTCCGAGATCACCATCATCGCCCTCTATTACTACGTCGTTTGGAGAAATAATAACCTGTACGCAGTTCCAGTTTTCTCTTTCTTTCTCAAAGATGTAAGCTCTACCCCCAGAAGATGGTGGTAGATTAAATTCATTAGCGTCCGTTTTATTCCATTTTTGCCCAACTCCACTGGCGATAAATGTTAAGTTAGGATTATTATAATTATTGAATGTGCTTAATAAGTTACCAGTATCAAGTAAGTCTTGTATAGATTGGTTTGTTAGCGACTCCCAATTATCTCCGTTAGCCTGAACAAACTTGATCACCCCTGACTCTGGCTTTTCTTCAATTTGATCAAACACGCCACTTTCAAACGTGTAGTCATTAAAGAAGTTTTGTATGTCATCAAAAATGTTAAAGGTCGAGTTACTAACGCTGCCTCTCATGGAGTCACTAGTATCTTCGAATAGATTCAAGAATGCTGGGACTCCGCTATATACCGGCTGACTGTTTCTTACGGCCAAACCGCTCGGGAATTGGGCAAAGAAGGCGTCATAGAAACCGCTGGCAATCTCATCCTGAATATGGGCCTGACTATAAGTATTTCTATAATTATCATCTAGCCTTGGAATGAATGCGTGAGTAATCCAAGACTCGTCTTGATCTAGGAATGGTGGATCTGGCAGTGGCTTGCTGAAGTCTGCTGGTTGTAGAACAATAAGCCTTAGATCAATAGCTGGCTGGAACTCGTTTGGGGTTCCTCCGTATATAACTTCGCTATACCAAGGAGCCGAGAAATATTTATATAATAAATCATAGTAAGTTGCACCTTGTCTGATTCTCTTGATGTCAGCCTTGTTATCGGGCCAGTTGAATCTATCAGAAATAACCACTGCTGCGACTTTAACGCCAGAGGTTGCTAGGTCTTCAAATGTTCGGGACCATTTAGCTTTGGGCGCGCCGACTACTGCTACCTGTCTGTCGCCACTATTGGCTAAATCAACAGCGCTCCCAAAACCTCTACCCTCTTGACCGATAGCCCACTGGTTTGCGTCAATAGATAAATCTTCAAATACTAGCACATCTTCTTGTACGCTATCTATGTAATCTCTTCTATAGCCAGAAGGTAGCGCAAGAACGGCTTCAAAATCCCAGTAAGCCTTCTTGCCAGCAACATCCTCTCCACGTCTATAGATAAATACTCCACCAGCACCGGAAGACTCTACACCACCTAAATCTGGTAGCGTGAGGTTTGGTGAGCCAACCAGCATGACTTCGTTCTGTACCGCAACAGCAGCTCCGTAATTATCTCCTACGTTCCTGCCAGATTCTATTAAGAATAGAGGATCTTCAAAACCGTCGCCGGAAGGTGGAACACCGCGACCGTCATCAGCAATTAACTTGACGCCGGAATCTACAATGTTTTGCCCACAGCCAGAAGTGCATAACCCATCAGTAGCATTCCATCCCGGACCACATTTGCCGTATTCCCACTCTTCAAAGTTTCTTGGTACTGGTATGGGATCTGTATCGCCGGTCTTAATTGTGACCGTAGTATCGTATGCAAATCCGGGAATTAGATTATCTATTTTTCTAATGCCATAGTAATTTTTATCATAGCCTATCGTTACGCCGTCAAAGCTTAAAGCGCCAGAATTTGAGTAGGTGGCCTTAGCTCTAAACGCTCCAGCCTCGTTACAGACTGCACCTCTCCAAGTTGTACAGTCTGTGATAAGAGGTTGATCTATAGCTTTACTTGGACTATCACTAGAGCAAGAACCGTATCCAGTAAGATCGACTCCTCTGATTTCATTAGAAACGGGAACTGTTGCATAAATGTTGTCGTCGATGTCAATGCCCTTTCCATAGTTATCGCCATCCCATGTGACGCTGGCTGTGCCGGTATAAATATTGCTCCAAGCGGCTGTATACAAGCCTAGAGTTCCACTATCTGTGACTGAGCTACGATAATTCGAAAGGAATAGAGGCATGTTGGCGGTCAATCCACCACTGCCAAATATATAAAGAGACAAGTCAGCTTCAGCAAAGTCATCTATTAAAACAGGTGTTCCAAATGTAGATAAAGCTAAGCTGCCAGACTCTGGAGAAAATTGGCCAGCACCGAACGACGACTTTAAGAATAAATTACTAAAATCTCTAATACCCGGATTAGCGTAAGCATAAGTAAATAACTGTAATGATCCGGACTCTGGCGTCCCAATAGAATTAGTATATAGTGATAAGTTATTATCTAGAATACCTAGAGTGTTGGGCATCACTAAATTCATAGAGTCGGAAGCAGGATCTCCCACAGCGCCTATAGTATATAGCGACATGGAGCCAGATGGCAGATCTTTTTCCATGTACATATTCATAAACCCGCGTCCGACAAAGTTGCCAGAGGTATACAAGTTCATACCAGAGCTTAGATAAAGCGGCGTTTCTATCAAGAGCTGCAAGCTATCATTCATAGATACTAGCTCATGTTTAGCAAACAGGTTCATTATACCGGATTGTGCAAAAGCACCACTGGCATACATATTCATTACACCAGAAGAATCCAGAGGGCTAATGTTAGCATCAGCCATTCTAACATGAGAAGAGTGTAACTCTAATCTGGATCTAAAGGGAGAGCCAGTTGGGTAAACTAAATCATATTGGACAAACATCTGATTGATATCGTCAGTAAAATATTTCTCCCCAAACTCATCAAGCAAAGACTCATTATCAAATAATGCCCAGTCTTCTTTTGTTTCACAGATATCATCATAAGAGAATGTACTGTCTAGTCTCATTATGCAGCTAGAAGGCTCTATGTAATGTATCTTACGATTGACAAGGCCGTATGGGTTTGGATCTCCCCAGTATGATTCTTTAGATTTAGTGTAAAGGCTAACAATGAGCTTGGGACCAACTTCTTCTAAGCAAGTTCCTTCATCCCAGATGTTCAAGGCGCCGCTATAGCTGTGCTGAATCACACTCTCAACCACTAGCGCGTCCTCTGTGAATTTGTAGCCACGAGGAAGATCCTTGGTTATTCTTCTGTGCGCCGAATAGAAATTGCTTGGCACGTCAGACAGGTGGAACCTCAAGAAATCATTTTCTATTTGAGTATGATAAGCTACACTGGTTTTATCACTGTTTACAAAAGACGGTAGCGACTTGCTGGTTTTTGCGAAATAAGGCGTACCATCACAGCAGTATTCAAATACAATCTGTTCGGTATTTGGCCTCAACTGCCACTGGTCAAATGCTACGCCAAACTCACAGTGTTTGAATGCACCAATTTGCCAATCGTTGTATACGTCCTCATTAACTCTATCCCATAATTTATAGCGGTTAAACTGGTATGTATCATCAGGATCAAGATACTGAACACGACTGTTTTGTAGGAAGTTTTCTGCCGTAACTTGTTTTTGGCGAAGAATTGGAGAGAAGTCAGAAGAAATGATATTACCGGAAGAAATACCAAATTCGCTAACCAGCATGTTCATCCCAACGCCAGAACCTTCAGACCATCCGACTACGATATCTGCATCTACAGGGTTTCTATCAAAAGCAGCAGACTCAGCCCTTAAAGTGTCCCAAATGCCAGAAGCCTCATTGTCTGCATATAGTCTTAATTTCTTATCGTCTGTATATGTAAGTAATACATTAAGTGGATAAGTATACTCATCAAAGTTAACATCGTCTTTAATTCCAATGATATTTCCAAGATTGTCTCTGGCGTATGCGGCTAGTGTTCCCTGCCTAAAACAGAGTACAAAGTCTAGTTCTGACGGAGTTTCCCAGCGAGATAGCAATACACCGCTTTCAAACAGGTCGTAGTTAACACCGGAAACTGTATTGTCTGGCGTGAATCGTAAGAATGCAGAAAAACCACTAGTTGACACATCTAAGTCGGACAGCGTAATGTTTTGGGTGTGTTGAGAAATTCTAACCGTTCTATCAAAAGCGTCTGCGATTTTACCATACATCGGGTCATTAGTGAAATCTGTCGTGCCGTCGCTTAGCGAAGTCCAATCCGAAGTTTTATGAATACCTGTGTATCCCGGAAGCTGAGTTTGGAACAAGCCATCGGCGTTGTCCGATGTGTATCTCCAACCTATGTTGTGATAAACTGTCGGGTCTTGTAAGAATAGGCCGCTAGTATTACCGTAACCCTCACCTAAGAAACTAGAGATAACATAACGA